TGAGGCAGTGGGAGCGCAATCTTCCGACGCCGAAGATTCGCTTTTTGCGGGTGCGCTATGAGCGGCAGGCTCCCCAAAGGCGCCGATCTGCTGGCGACCATCCGCAAGCAGGGCTACCGCCCCAGTGGCCCGGTGTTCCTGTTCCTGGATACCGACCGACTCCGCCCAAAAATATTCGCAGATATACCGTTGACTGTGGAAATCTGTATTCGGCAATCGGACAGCATTGATGGTCTGGAGTTTTGGCCACTTGCTGACCTCGACCTGACAATCCACGGCGGCACTGAACTGAATGACCGGCTGCGCGACTTGCTCAAGGCTATCACCAAGGCACGCCCACGTTTCCTGATGGGCGGTGTTCCGGCAGAGAGCCTGCTGTTTGTTTGGCGCCAGCAGGGCGGCTGGGAGTTCGCCCGTGTTTGATCACACTTCAAATTTCTCCAATCTGATTCCAGACACCATCGATCTGTCCGAATACCTAGAATCAGATGCAACCATTTCCGTTCGGCCGGCCAATTACTTCGCTGATAGAACTCTCGACATCATCAACGGGCGTAACACGGCAATTGGATTGCCGCTGCCATGGCCTAAGGCAGCCGATAAGTTCGCCTTCCGCCCGGGAGAACTGACGGTCTGGACTGGATACAAGGCCCACGGAAAGTCGATGCTGCTTTCCCAGGTGTTGCTGTTCGCCATGACCCGCGGGGAAAGGGTTTTCATCCTTTCACCTGAATTCAGACCAGAAGGAATTCTCGCCAGGAAGATTCGGCAGGCGTCGACCACGGCACATCCGGCTGATTCATTCTCACGGCGTTTCCTTGAATGGGCTGGCAATGACCGGCTTTGGTTATTCGACCATCAAGGCAGCCTGACACCAGAGACGGTTACGGGCGTCATTCGATACGCCGTCGACAACCATTCGGTAAGGCATGTCTTAGTCGATTCATTGATGAAATGTGGCATCGGCACGGACGACTACAACCGTCAAAAAAAGCTGGTCGACGACCTCCAAACCATCGCCCACCAAACCGGCGTTCACCTCCATTTGGTTGCACACGCCAGGAAGGGCGAAAGCGATGACAAGCCAGCACGCCTACACGATGTGAAAGGTACGAGCGAACTATGTGACATGGCCGAAAACGTCCTGTCTGTCTGGAAGAACAAACGCAAGCTGGACGCGCAATCAAAGGGCATCAACAAGTACAACGACGAGCCGGATGCGCTGCTGACCATCGATAGCCAGCGCAATGGTGATGGTTGGACTGGTTCGATTCAACTTTGGTTTGACCCGAAAAGTTTTCAATTCCTTGGCGAAGCCAATCACTCACCGGTGCCGTGGCAAGACGCTGGCACCGATGACGACACCGTGGAGTTCTGACATGGCAACCGTAACCCGCAAATTCCGCGATGACTTTGATTCTTGGGCTTCTGATCGCCTGGCTAAGGCCGTGTTTACTCCCGGCGAGATGGATGAATTCAAAGACCTATTGCGTCGTGACTTGGCACCTGGAACAGATCACTTGCGTGCTGGCCTTGTGGTGATCATTGCGGCCGGCGTGGAAGTGCCAGCAACCATTGATGACCACGAAGAACGTTACCGCCTATGGGCTGACTACTTTTCCATCGAGGCCGAATCAATCCGCAATCTAAAAAAGGAGAGACACCAATGACAGTACCGCTATTTATTGTCTTTGAAATGACTCCGCTAACGGGCGCCCTGTGCGTATTGACCTAAGCGATTCGGACACCCTCGAATTCTTACTGCGCGAATCAATCGCCGAAAAGTTACTGGGCCTGATCGACCGATTCACCTCGAAATCGTGTGATGGCAGTCTTAGGGCAGATATTGAGAAGTCCATAGCAGCCCTCGACACCGAGGTGTACGGACTGCATCAGCAACTTTCAGAGCACGGCAAGTACCAGTAATTTTCAAAATGGGCGAGCGGAGCGCCCTCCTGCATATGGCCTGCAAAAATCAGGAGAACGAAATGACTTTGTTACACAGAATCCAAAAAATTGAAGAACAGGTGCATCAGATGAGCATTGGCGCCGTGCTACTGCGCGAACCTGCCGAAGAAGCCGGCGAAGAAGCCCGTGAAGCATTAGAAGCGGCCATTGCCGAAGCACTTGCAGCCGGTCATCAGGTCGTCGTTCACACCGCAAACAAAGAGCCAAACCGGCGAATTGCCGGTGTGATCTACGAGCCAGATGGATTCGTCGCCTTTCTGGCACTGGCTGCCCACACCCCCGCCACAGATGGCCGCAGCAAAAGCAAGTTGAGTCAGATAATTGCCGAGGCGCAGGGCACCTCTCTGCCAGTAGTCAAGGAGGTTAATCGTGGCCAGATTTAAGGCGGGTCAAAGTGGCAACCCCAAAGGCAAGCCGCCTGGCACGAAGCACGCAAGCACGAAGCTGAGAGACGCCATCTCTGCCGACCTGCACGCCATTGTTGCGGCCCTTGTTCAAAAGGCCAAGGACGGGGATACCGGCGCTGCAGCGCTTCTCTTCAGTCGCACGCTGCCACAATTGCGACCGCAATCAGATCCACCTGACGTATCCCTTGGAGGCGTCACGCTGGATGAACGTGCGGAATCAGTCACCAGCGCCGCCTTGGCTGGCCAAATATCACCGACTGGCGCCACAGAACTAATGGGCCTGCTGACTCAGCAAGCACGCATTCACGAAGTGTGTGAATTGGCGGAACGTCTGGAACGCATCGAAAACGCCTTAAAACTGGAAGGAAAGTCCAAATGAAATCACCAGCCCTGAATCGCATCCTCGAAAAAACACCACCCAAAAGCCTCGCTGTACTATCCGTCAGCGCCTTACTTCGTTCGGACAATATCGAGATGGAACGCATTTACGGTGCGCTGCCTAGCCATCGGAGAGAATCCAGGAACGAGTTTTTCATTCAACATCACGCTATAGCCGAAAACATTCTGCTGTGGGCGGTTGAATACTGGAAAACGGTGGCGACCATCAATTCCTGCCTTGTCGTATCAGTAGTTCCTGGTATTGATGCAAAGGAATCCAGCGCCGCAGCCTTCTTGCTCAATGTCCACAAAGCCAAACAAGCAACACTAATCGAAGCAATGCGCCGGATTTGCACCAATAACGGCATCGACTTCGAGGATGTGACCACTTTCGCCGAAGTCGATACGGACATCGATGCGAAGCCCATCCCGAAACTGATACCTGAATACGTCGAGATGTTTGGCATCGCCGGATGAAGGGGAGCGAATAGACATGAAACAGGGGGTTTCACCCGATATGCAGCAGAAGGTTCTGGACCTTCGCCGCCATCATTCACTGCGACAGTTTGCCGAAATGGCCGGAATCTCGCTTGGTACGATCAAAGCCATTTGCGGCAGACTGGGTGCCTACAAGGACAATGAGCAGCAAAGCATCATATTAAGTCTGCCACCCGGAAGCGGACGCTCTGCTACCGCCGCATCCGGCCAGGAGCAGTCGATAGAACATAAGTGCCGGATGGTCTGCTTTGAGTTAAATCAAGAGACGGTGTTTGATCTGGGCGGGGCTGTCAGAATTTCTGTGTGTGAGGCGAGAATAGACTTTTCCACGGTGACGGTAGCCGAAGGTCCATTCAGACCGTAGGCGGACGGCGCGGTGGGAAAGTCGGAGGTCATTTTATCCGCGAGCCGCTTCAAAGCGTTCGGCGTAGAGGATGGCAAACTGGTTCATGGCATCCTTCCAATCCTTGGCCGCTCGTCCCCAATCCGCTGTGATATTGCGCAAGGCCAGCCAGATCAGTTTGCTGGCAGCGTCATCGCTCGGGAAATGCCCGCGTGTCTTGATGATCTTGCGCAGCCGGGCATTGATACTCTCAATGGCATTGGTCGTGTAGATCACCCGGCGGATTGCCGGCGGGAAGGCAAAGAAGGGAATCACCCGATCCCAGGCGCGCCGCCAAGCGGCGGCCACGGTGGGGAATTTCTCGCCCCAAGGACTTTGTGCGAAGGCATCAAGTTCAGCGAGCGCGGCTTCAGCGCTGGCTGCCGTATAGATCGGTTTGATGGCTGCCGCCAGCACCTTGCGATCCTTCCAACTGGCGTAGTCCAGACTGTTGCGAATCAGATGCACGATGCAAGTTTGCAGCGTGGTCGCAGGAAATACGGCTGCCAGAGCTTCTGGCATGCCCTTCAGGCCGTCGGTGACGGCGATCAGGATGTCAGCCACGCCGCGCGTCTTGAGATCATTGAAGACTTTCATCCAGAATTTGGCACCCTCCGTGTTCTCGATCCACAATCCGAGGATGTCACGCGTGCCATCGGGCAACACGCCCAGTGCCAGATAGATGGCCTTGTTACGAACCACCGCATCTTCGCGAATCTTGACGCGCAGAGCGTCGAAGAAGACGACCGGATACATCACTTCTAGAGGCCGTGACTGCCAAGCTGTGACTTCGGTCATCACCGCGTCGGTGACCGAGCTGATGAAGTCCGGTGAAACCTCGGTGCCGTACTGCTCGGCCAGAAAGCCCTGGATCTCGCGCACCGTCATGCCACGGGCGTACATGGCGACGATTTTGTCGTCGAAACCGGTGAAGCGCCGCTCGTGCTTGGGAATAAGTAGGGGTTCAAAGCTGCCCTGGCGGTCGCGCGGGACGTCGATCCGAAGCGGCCCATCCTCGGTCAGCAGCGTCTTGCCGGTGATGCCGTTGCGGTGGTTACCGACCTCTTCGGGTTTCTCGGCACCGGGCGGGTAACCCAGGTGATGGCTGAGTTCAGCACCCAAAATGCGTTCGATCAGCGCCTTCTTAAACGCAATTGAGGCAGCATTCACTGCCTCGGCGCCCATCGGGCCACTGACCATCTGGTCAATGAGTTCTTTCGGAATGTTCGGTAGCGCCGCTAACGGTATCATCTTCCTTGTCTTGCTTGGCATACATGCTCCTTCTTACTGACATGTTATGCCTCACACACAAAATTTCTGACAGGCTCCG